TCTTCTGGCTCATACTGTATGATGTCCACTGGTGGAGATGGGAGAGCAAGGGGTTCGAGTTCTACTGCACCTATATCTATGGACTCCGTCGCATCAGAAAGTTCAAGCACTGGGAGTTCCGCCTTGCGGAGACGCAGGTCGAAAAAGTGTCCGATGTTCTGAGAGAACCATGGACGATCGCACAGATCCTCGTAATCGTCTGAGATGTCCAAAACATGCTTTTCAGCGATTCCAGAGAACACGCCGTACACTTTCGGGAAATGTTGGCACCCAGATTCCGAGAGAACTACAGAGGCTAGGGCTCCGACGTATGCGGCATTGTAAGGACTTTGGATACGCAGGGGTTCCGATACCGTATCATCTGTGTTTGGAAGTCCCGTTCCCGCATAGTCCCCGTGCATGACCCGGTACGGCGAGAACAGCATCGTTTTCTTGAGATGGATCGGAACCTCTTTTCCAGACACGTAGACACTTGACTCCGAACTGATCGTTTGGATCGGAAGCTGGAGTTTCAGTCCGTAGTGGTACGGCATACGGACATTCTCCAGCTTGAACAGTTTCTGGATGGAAGGAAAGTAGGGCTGGATGCGGCGAAGACCCCAGAGTTTCTGCGACTGTTCCTGGAGTCCCGGAAGGTTCGAGTACTTCTGAACATCCAATTGGACGTTGGATGTTCGCAAGTCGGGCGTAGGTTTAGGCATTCCCGTTATGTTTACTTCCCTGCTTTTTGCTTGTCACTGTACCGCAGTGATCCGTCGATGATAGACCCTTCGGCGGGGAATACTCGGTCAAAGTGTGACCCTACAAACGTATCAAAAATGTAAGTCAGTTTTTTGGTAAGATCTCCCAGGAAAATAAAGATGGCGAACATGAAGAACAGACCAGCAGTGTAGGAGTCCACGAAATCTTCCAGCCCTCTGCGGACAGGGATAATTGGAGCTGATACGTTTATAAAGTAGACCAGCCAGAAGGCCACCACTCCAATAATACTCACTTCGGCCGATACATCAAAGAGCTGATACCCCAGCCCTCTGGCCTCCCATTTTTCGTTGAACTCGTCAAATAGGTAGTAGAGAATATACGACAGAAACGCTCCAGCGATTGTATAGATCACCGAGTAAATCGCAATATTCCCTGTGACTCGCACAGCATCCCCCGAGGTCAGATGGATGGTATGAATCGTGTATGCGTGGGTATTTTTTGACATTATTTACTCCTGTGAAAATACTAAGGAAGGAGATGAACTTTAACATTCGTCAATTCAATATGGATATGATCAAACAGAGATGTGCGATTGATTCACGCAAGTCTCCTATGATTGTGATTATTGGTAAGAAGGATACCGGAAAATCCTTCTTGGTTCGTGATATTCTGTTTCACAACCAGGATGCGTTCCCGATTGGAACTGTGATTTCCGGAACAGAGGTGGCAAACCGTTTCTTCCAGGATATGGTTCCATCCAAACTCATTCATGACAAGTACAAACCTGAAATTATCATGAACGTCATTCGGCGTCAGCTGGCTTTGAAACAACAGCGTGGAGCGGGTGCGTCAAACGTAGACCCCCGTGCCTTCCTTATTCTAGACGACTGTCTCTACGACGCTTCGTGGATCAAGGAGGAGTCTACCCGCTACGTATTCATGAACGGCCGTCACGTTGATCTCTCCACCATGATTACCATGCAGTACCCCCTCGGTATTACCCCTAATCTCCGCACGAACGTCGATTTTGTCTTCATTCTTCGCGAAAACATTCTGGGCAACCGCCGCCGTATCTACGAGAACTACGCAGGTATGTTCCCCTCCTTCGAGATGTTCTGTCAGTTCATGGATCAGTGTACGGAAAATTACGAGTGCCTCGTGATCTGCAATTCGTCGAGCTCGAACAAATTGGAAGACCAGGTGTTTTGGTACAAAGCCAGCGATCACCCCCAGTTCCACATGTGTGCGGACTCCCTGTGGGTGGATAACAAGCCGTTTATGTCCACGATGTTGGCAGCTAACGACTACAATGCCGAGCTGGCATCGCAGAGGCGTGGTCCATCCGTGTGGGTGAAAAAGACAGGGCATAGTTGATTACTACTCTCGCATGGCTCCCTCTGCTGGGTGAACGGGCTTCGCGAGATCCTGAAGCTGATTCTGCTCTGCCCTACGCTTGGCATTCTCCTCCTTCTGAGCCTTCACTGACGCCTCACGCTCCTCGGCAAAGAACAGCTCGCGATTCGCCTCGTTCTCCTTGTACTTCCGCATGATCTCGTTCAGCTGCGAGTTCGCGTACTCCACGTTCTCCATGAGGTGCTCGGACGGCTCCCACGGCAGCCAGCAACCCATACGACCGATCATGAGGTTGTCCTTCGGGTACTTCCGCTGGAGAACCTTGCACCACAGCTGAGCCTCCTCGTACGACGGGAAGGCACGGCGAACCTTGACACCACGAATATTGCACTGGAAGTTGTTCGCCTTGTCAAACGCCTCCTGCACCTCCTTCTCGTGCTTCAGGAGAAACACCTGGTACTGCTCCGGGACATCCGAGTTCTTCAGCTCGTCGCGGTGCGTCTTCTCAAAATCGTGGATATCCTTCATGACATCGTCAATCTTGAGGGAATACTTCTTGGCGAGGAAGTCAGCCAGGTGCTCCAGTCCCTTCACCTTGAAATCGTAGTCCGTCCACTGCAGGAACTTCTTGAAGAAAAAATCCTGCTTCCGCTCAATCACCTTCTCGGGTGAAATGAAGGACACAATACAGTAACGCTGGTTGGGGAGCTCGGGATCCTCATCGAGGTAGTCTACCACACCGTCGTCGTCCACCTTCGGAAGCTCAACCTTCTGCCGAGAGCTCATTTATACTTCCCCTCTCTAGACGTTAAAATGCTTTTTTCCCGCGGGAGTATACAAACAAACAAATGTGGGGAATGGCTGTATATGCTGCTGTCCTGTTCTATCTCCTCACCCCCGGCGTCCTGGTTCGCCTCCCTCCCGGGGCGTCCACGATGACGGTGAACCTCACCCATGCCGCAGTGTTCGGTGCCGTCTGGATGCTCACTCACAAGATGGTGTGGAAGCTCGTCGGACACAAGTAAACCGTTAAGCTTTCATCAGCATGATTCCCGCAAACGTCAAGACAAGTCCGACATACTGTATCGGCTTCTCTAGACGATCTCCCAGAACCACGTATGCCGCCGCACTTTCCAGGATCCCCGAAATTCCGTCCCACATGCCGTTCACGTACAGGACGTTACCGTGTCGCAATGACTGTATGAGGAAGAACACGACGCCCGCGTATCCTGCGATACCGTGGTAAAAGTACGTCAGGTTGTTTGTCTGGGCGTAGAACCTCAGGGCAAAGTCTCCATAGATCTCTACGATGGATAAGAGGACAATAGACGAAAAAGCTTTATCCATTATTCTTCTACTCAGTGAATTTCAAGATCAGAACCCCACCTCCAATCATCGCAATCGCAAGGTAGTCGTGGAGGTGCAGTCGTTCCTTGAAATAGAGGACTCCCACCGTCGTTGTCGCCATAACTGACAGACCCGACCACAGGGCGTTGGTGAAGGCCAATCCAGTGAGCTTGAATGTCTGAACCAGCATCAGTCCGACGATTGAATAAAAGAATACACCGAGGAGGAAGAACCGCCAGTCTTCTATGGATGTCTTGAAACAACTCATCGCACAGGTTTCCAGGGAGACGATGGCTAGAACGTATAAAATAATAACGACATACGTCGAGATCATTCCTTATTTACTTATTCCAAACCCACCTGAATTTTTCTCCTTCTTCAAGTATAAACAAATGTCCGATCCCTCTGCCAAGGCTGCCCCCGCCCCGTCTGTTGGCATTGATGTTGCCGACCTCGTTAAGCGTCTAGTCAAGTACGCCCTGGAGGGCCTCGCCGTCGCCGTCGCATGCTACCTGCTCCCGGGCAAGAAGCTCCGCGTCGACGAGATCGGCACGATCGCCCTCACTGCCCTCGCCGTGTTCGCCATCCTCGATATCTATGCCCCCTCTGTCGGCTCCTCGGCCCGCACGGGTGCCGGCTTCGGTATTGGTGCCAACCTCGTTGGATTCCCCGCCCGCTTTTAAGACAGCGAACTCGTATATGTAAAGAACAATGTTTCGGTATAACGGAGAGTGGTATACCGTAAAGCCCCATATTCTGGGTGAACCCGAGCGTCAAACACATAGTCTTATGTGGAAATTGGCTTCTGGTACTCCTCAGCACCAAGCGTATCGTGAATGGTATGCTCGCGAACGGAAAATAACGTCTGTTCTCTATCCTAAATAAATAGAAGATGGATGTCTTGAAGACGGGACTCATTGCCAGTGGGGTCACTCTCGTCACCCTCCTTGTTTTTGTCGGACTGTACTGGGTATTTCGCGGATTCCCCCCCGCCAGCCGCATGCTTGTCGAAGAGGTCAAGGAAATAGGAATACCAGACGATAAAGCTCACTTCCTCTTTTTCTATACAAAATGGTGCCCCTACTCCCAAGACGCCATGCCCGTAATGCACAGCCTGGAGGCAATTCTCAAAGATCGTACGTATGGCGGAAAGACCATTGATATCCGGTATATTAATTGCGAATCTGACAAGAAATGTGCGGAGTTCAAGGTTGATTCGTATCCCACATACAAACTCCAGACATCGTCCAAGACATTCGAGTATGTTGGTCCGCCCAAGACTGAAGTCTTACGCGAGTTTCTTGTGGAGGCTGTCGGTCCTGAACTTAAGGTAGGCAGCTCGTCCAATACCGATTAAGTGCCGTACAACCTCCTCTGAGTTCCAGAAACTGACCATCTGTGCCCCGTCTTCAACAAGCAAGCATGTATTGTCGGGATACTCTGCTTTCGTTCCATAGGTTTCTTTGATCGACTTACAGAACGGAACCATTCCCAGATAATTGTCCAAGGTTACTTTAGGTTCCTGTGTTGTCAACAAGAGCAGAGTGTGTGCCCGCTTTTTCGCAGGTATGGCGTCTACGATCTTCTGACACAAAAGGGCACCATCGACAAACAGGTGGTCTTGAATCTCATGTGGCGTAAAAATGTAGGGTAGTGAAAACGAAGCTCGCAGTGCGTCCCATACCCGAATACTCTGTCTGAATATGGTGACTTTCAGAGTTGTCAAGTCCGACGCAATAATGTTCAGCGGAATGGCTGCGTCTCCGATACGCAGTGTTGAAAAGTCCAGTCCACGCTTCTTGAATTCCTGGTCGAGGAGGGCGTAGATTTTCGAGCCATCATCTATCCCGTTCGTTTGGGTGAGGCTCAACAGGGTTTGAAGACGCAAGGGATTGAAGGCATCCTGCATATTTCCCAGAAGCCCAGTAAGCATGTTCAGTTCGTCCACTGAAAACTCGAACGCGATGAGAGTTGCGATGAGGGCTCCGATAGAAATACCGTATACTCCTCCGGTAAACACTAAGCTCAGGCATTGTTCCCCCTCCTGCTCCGCGAGTTCCTGGAGTGCACCCACCTGTAGAGATCCACGCATTCCTCCGCCGTTCAAACCTAGAACCGTGTATTTCATTGGTGCTTCTTTTCTGCGTGTATGAAAATGCTTCGGGCCAAAGACCTGTGGAAGCAGGAAGATGAACGTAAGACTGCAAAAATGCAAGCCATGCGTCCAGTTCTGTCAAACCTGTCATCCCAACTCAAGACGTATGCGATTCAGAACCCTTCTGCCCCTTATTTTGTCTATGATGTTCCTTCGTTTGTGTTTGGGTACCCCCTGTACGATCACCGCGAAGCCGTGGAGTATGTCAGAGACGCCCTTACCGAACAGGGATTCCAAGTATGGGTGACTCCAACCTTGAACCTGGTGATCTCCTGGATCAAGCCGCAGAATACCCAGCCCAGACTGCGTGCTCCCCCTCGTTCGGGAGCCGATTACCGCCCCTTTGTGTACGACGACTCTGCCATGGATTTCCTGCGTCATTCCATGAGTCGTTAAAAACGGACATTTGTACACACGACATGGCTGAGGTGGCAAGAAGAGGAATGTGTGACCATCCAGAGAAGGGAGTTCTGGTGGATGAAGGGCAGAGAGTATGTACGTCGTGTGGAACAATTATGGAGCAGACGATTGATGAAGGTGCGGAGTGGAGATATTATGGTGCCGAAGACCGGAATGAAGATCCATCGCGTGTCGGCTTGACCATCAATCAGCTGCTCCCCGACTCGTCATACGGGTCTATGGCGATGAACAGAAAAGTATCGTCTGCCGCATTCAAGAGTATTCAACGCTTGTCCGCGTGGTCTCTCGCCTCCCATTCCGAGCGGTCATGGCTCTCGGCTCTCGAAACACTGAATCAGTACGCTTACCGCCACGGATTTACCAAGGCCATTCTCCAGGAAGCGTGTGCCCTGTTTCGGGGACAGACGGAAGCCCTGAAATTGCGTGGCGAAACTCGGAGGGCTCTCATGGGTGCCGTGTTCTTTGTGGCGTGCCGTCGTATGGGCGTATCACGGACACACGAAGAGATGTCTGAGATTGTGAATGTATCGACCCGCTCCTTGTCGAAAGCTATTCAGACATTTGGAATTCACGCCGAAGAGAACCCGCTCCTGAAAACCCAGCTGTCCTTGGCAGAGCGGATGATGAACGGGCTCTCGATCCAAGAAGATCAGCGGACAGAGATTCTGGGAACGATTCAGGATATCTTCAAGTCCCCCGACGAGGAACTGGAACATACACCGAAAGTCATGGTCTCGGGAATGATTGCTCGCGTCTTGTGCCACGACAAAACGAAGGCGGAGATCCGGGCGTTTCTCAAAGATTTCTCAAAGCATTCGGGAGTATCGGTCGTATCGATTCAAAAGGTCATGAACGGTGTTTAGATGACGTTGTAGTATGTTTTTGCCCCGTCGGTATTTACAAGTAGGATAGTGGTATTAGCATTCAAACTAAAGGTTCCATTGGCAAACGGATCAATATTTGGTAGGGCTGCAAGGGCAACATTATACAAAAAGCTAACAGTATTAGGGCTGGCGTTCGTTATTCTCCAGGATGTTCCAGCTGGAATGTCTGCAGATCCTAAAGGGAACTGGAGAGACACAGGAGCTCCGCCTGTTGAATAACCTACATCAAAAATGAATATATCTCCCCTCCCCGTGTCTGGCAGGGTAATGGATGCACCTGCTAGAGTAATAACTGTAACATTCGTAGGGGAGGTACCGATAGCAAAGTTAGTAGAAGAAGGCTGAGCTATAGTTGCGAGTTGAATACCTGTTCCACCAGTTATCGTAATATCTGATTTGTATCCGTTGACGGTGCTTACAATTGAATCTACGGATCCACCACAGATATTGATATTATTCACTGTGACTGCGTTGTTCTGAAGGGTTACGCCTCCAATTACATTTTGATAGGTGGAAGGACTGGTATACAGTGCAGATGCGGAGACTGTGCCGCTCTGTAATCCCACCCCCCCGATTGAACTTTTTAGTACACCTGTAGTATTTACAGCCGATGCAGTTACGACACTTGACGAAAGCACCACTCCACCATATGTTCCAGAGACGTTTGTTTTGATCGTAATATTGTTCCCCGTACTGTAGAGTGAAATATTGGTTCCAGCAGTGAAAGTTACATTTCCCGACAGTGTACTATTTATGGTAGTGACTCCACCGCTACTTCCACCCGTTGATCCCGAGACTCCAATGACAATAGTGTTTCCGGACGTGTACAGCGAAATATTGGTTCCGGCGGAAAGAGTGAGGTCTCCCGAGAGAGTGTTCAGACTTGTGACTCCTATGCTACTTCCACCTGTTGATCCCGAGACTCCAATCACAATACTGTTTCCAGACGTGTAGAGCGAAATATTTGTACCAGCAGTGAAGATAACGTTTCCAGACAGTGTACTATTTATGGTCGCAACACCCGCCGCCACTCCTCCGGTGTATGGTACACCATTAATCGTAAGAGACGTGGCACTGATGTTCTGGTTCTGGAATATTATGCCTCCAACCGAGTGTGGCTTCGTTGCGTCGGTGGTCGTCAATGTTCCGGTCATGACCGCGAAGTTTCCGTTACTATCCAGCTTCAACCGCTGGTTCACAACTCCTCCTGTGCAAAAATACATATTCGTGTTTCCTCCCAACGCCCCCAACTGAATATCCACATTTCCAACTGTTGATGGAACGGAATTCACGAAAAAAGAGTTTGAACCTGAAGTGTACGCCGATGTCGTCATAATGATGCTCGACTTGAATTGAGACGATCCGTTGACAACCAGGGAAAACCCCGGAAACTGGGCGGAGGTTCCAACGCTCAACTGCCCCGACTGCGTGATTCGCATCGTTTCGCCGAACGCGGCGTTCGAAAATCCAATGACGTTGGACGCCGGGTTTGTCACTGTTCCGCCCAGGGAGAGGGAAACGAAAGCGGCGGCACTGATTGAGTACCCTACCATATTCACGTTTGTGGAGGCAGGGTAATTTGCCCACGCAGGTAGACCCCCCGATAAATTGATGAAGTTTCCGCATAGGTAGTACGCCGACACATTGATGAACCCATTCGGTGCGTCAATTGTGAACGCGTTCGTCGTATTTCCTCCCACAAACGTCAGTTTGGAAACAGTCGTAATGGAATTTGAATTCATCACCAAGTTCGATGTCGCCCGGTAGTACGACCAGTTTTGGAGATCCGAGAGCGTCATTGTTGGAGCTCCGTTCACTGTCAGTAGGAATCCAGTCGTCGAGTTACCTACCGCCACGTTTCCTGGCAGCTGAGTGTTCACGATCGCATGGTAATACCCGTTGCTGAACTGGTACTGCGGAACAAAAATATTCTTCAAGGCATTCAAATCGTTTGTCGCAGTGTAGGTGGCGGGAGGCGGTGCCACGCTCATCTCGTATTGTTTTTATTACACGGAAAGGATTTAACTACTTTCTGCGTGATATATACACGACATGACAACTCTCGGTGACCGCTACACGCTCTTTCCTATCAAGTCTGATGAGTCCAAGCTGTATCAGCTGTACAAACAGTCTGTCGCCTCGTTCTGGACGCCCGAGGAAATTGATTTCAGCAAGGATGAGGCTGATTGGGATAAGCTGACCTCGAACGAGAAGCATTTCATCCAGCATGTCCTTGCCTTCTTTGCCGGATCCGATGGTATCGTCCAGGAGAACTTGGCGACTCGGTTCCAGCGTGATACTCCGAGCCCGGTAGCACGCCTGTTCTACGCGTTTCAAAACGCGATCGAGGGTATTCATTCCGAGACGTATTCCCTCCTGATCGACAAGTATGTCAAGGACAAGGACGAACAATTCCGTCTTTTCCGAGCCTTGGACACGATCCCCTGTATTCAAAAGAAGGGCAAGTGGGCTCTGGAATGGATTGAGAGCTCGGAGTCGTTTGCCACTCGTCTGGTAGGGTTTGCGTGCGTTGAGGGCATCTTCTTCAGCGGTGCGTTCTGTGCGATCTACTGGCTGAAGAAGCGTGGTCTCCTCCCTGGACTGACCTTTTCCAACGAACTGATTTCTCGCGATGAGGGACTGCACACTGTCTTTGCGGTGGAAATGTACCATCGCGAGAAGCCGATTACGGTTTCCGAGATCCACGCGATTATTGGGAGTGCCGTAGAGATCGAGTGCGAGTTCATCTGCGACTCCCTGCCGTGTTCCCTCATTGGTATGAACTCCAAGCTCATGATGCAGTACATCCGCTTCGTGGCCGACCGCCTGGCTGTTCAGTTGGGTGTCCCGAAACTGTACAACGTCCAAAACCCATTCGACTTTATGGAGATGATCTCGATGGAAGGTAAGGGCAATTTCTTTGAGCGGAAGGTGTCAGATTACTCCAAGGCAGGGGTCGGTGCCCGGAAGGAGGACATGACGATCAAGTTTGATTCGGACGATTTTTAAGTATCCATCAAGGTAAACTAGGAAACATGGAGTTCTTTCATGGTGTCGTAGCACTCGTCGCCGGTATTGTTCTTATTCTGACTGGTCTGGTTGCGTGGATGTATGTTCAGCAGTCCCGCATGGCTCAGGCGATCAACGCCCTGGCTATTGCTATTACAGCCCCACCTCCAACATTTGCCCAGCACGTCCCCGAGTCTGAGTCCCAGTCCGAGCCCGAGCCGGAAGTATCGCATGAAGACGAACTGTCTGCTCCAGTCCAAGCTCAGCCCCAGGATGACCGGGTCAGCGTTCATGAGGACGCTGAGGCTGAGCACGATGGAGAGGATGTTGAGCTGATGGGTGAGGACATGGCTACTCTTGGCGGAAAGACGGCGGCTCAGCTCCGCGAACTGCTGACAGCTAAGGGTATTCCTTACAGCAAGAGCGACAAGAAGTCTACTCTGATTTCACTCTTACAGGCAGCGTCTTAATAAAACCAATAAGAATATGAAGCTCATAAGTGTTGATATCGGGCTTCGTAATTTAGCCATATGTGTCCTTGAAGGTGCTTCCAGGACAGATATGTGTATTGCCCATTGGGACGTGATTGACGTCATCGGTGAGAAAAACGGACATGCTCGGACATCCTGCTACAAGTGCTCGAAACCTGCCATGTGGGTTCAGGCTGGAGCTGGTACCCAAGCATGTTCCCGCCACCGTCCAAAGAACCTCACTATGACCAAGGCTGCCCTCGGTAAAAAGACCATCCCCGAACTTCAGGAGATGTCCAAGACGTACGGTCTTTCGGATAAGAAGACGAAGAAGGATTTGGTTCCGGCTATCTGGGCTGAAATGAACAAGGCGGGATGGTCAAAGTTCAAGGGAAATGCTAGAGCAGCAGGTGGTGGAGTCCTCGACCTAGTAACGGATATCATTTCTTCGCTTGATCGCAGGACAGATTGGTGGCATGGTGCAGATCTCGTAGTATGTGAGAACCAGCTGGATCGGCGGATGTTTGCTGTCCAAGCCATGATTCATATGTACTTTGCATGTCGGGGTTATCGCACCAAAGGTGTGTCTGCGATCCATAAGCTGGACAATATCACTATGGCAGGCGACACGACAGGAACCTACCGCGGACGCAAGAAGACGGGTATCGTACACTGCGAGCAACTGTGTCCCTCCGCAAACATCTCATTTTTTCGTTCGCATAAGAAGAAGGACGATTTAGCCGATAGTTTTTTGCAGGGTCTGTATTTCTTAGAGCATCCAGTATAATATAGGGATGTCCAGACTCGGACCCACTCTTCGTCAGCAATTCATGAAAGGAGTGAAAGACGTTCTTAAAACGACCGCCAAAGAAACTATGAAAAGTGCTGCTGAAGAATTGATGACGAAACGTCCTCGCGTTGGTACAGCAGAAGGGTTTTCTGTGTCTCCTCCTTCGTCCCCTACCTCATTTTCAGTTGCATCGGCACCCCGCCCTCCGCCCGTGCAGTTCCCTGCCGTCTGTGTCTGCAAATATGAACCAGACGCTCCAGATCTGGGGAGCGGGAACCGACAGTATATCTGTTCAAATTGTTCCCGGTCGGGGATGGGAGAGTACAAAACTGTCGTAGAAGGACGGAAGTTCGCCTCAACTCCTCTCAAGGGTGGCAGGGGAAAAACTCGGCGTCGCTCGCGTTTACATCTTACAAAGAGGATGCGGAGGAGACATAATGGACGTTCCCGGTGCTGATCTTTTAATGAACTCTTCGTCCTCGGCGGCGATGGACACCAAGCTTCCTGATATGGAGACAGTTAACCTTGATTTTACGGATCTTCCTTCCGAGCCCGTGCCCCCGCCCCGCCTCGTCCCATCCGCTGCCGATGTTGGGAATACGAAGTCGTGGGATGGCGTCGAGAACTTGAATGCCGAGGCTTATCTTAAGCCTGTATCCCAGGCTCCAAAGATGTCCGAGGATGCCATCATGAAGAAGAAGTACGAACTCCTCCGCAAGTTTGAGCGTCTCAACAAACTCGGTGTACCCATCCGCAAGCGGTTTACTATGGATTCGCCTCTTGACGAGATGGAGATGGAGCTAGAGTTTGTTCGCAAGGAGAAGGCTATGGATGCCACCATCAAGCAGTTTAGCGAATGGTTCATTACTGGTATGTCCGCTCTTGAGTGGGGATCCAAGAATGTGAACATGGTGAAGATGTTCGGTCTCCAACTCGACGGTCTGTCCCAGAGTGCCCAGATGAATGTTGGCGATCTGGAAGAGGATTTTGAGGAGCTGTATGATCTCTACGGTGACCAGATGCGTATGCACCCGCTCGTCCGCATTCCTATGCGTACTTGCTTCATGGTGTATATGGTTCACCTCACCAACCAGATGGCAATGAAGGCTCCGGTTCCTAATATTCAGGAGATTCTCCGTCAGAACCCCGATATTGCCCGGCAGATGGCGGCTCAGGCTATGCAGGGACAGACCGAGCAGTTCCGGCAGCAGGCTCAGCAGCAACAGCAGCGTGCAACAGTTCCTACATTCCCCAGCTCTGCCCCCGCCCCCGGACCCGTACAGATGCCCCCTACCTCCAACTTTGATAATCCTCTTGCCGGACTTATGTCGTTCCTGGGCGGAACGAACCAGCCACCGCCCGCTCAGACACGCACTATCCCCCTCAAGGCTCCGGCTCGCGAGATGAAGATGCCGAGTGGAAGTGGAATGGGTATTGGTGATATCCTGAACAAGATCAATAAGGAGGAGAAGAAGATCGGATCCACAAATACCACTCCCATGCCACCCACCCAGGCTCCCACCGCCCCTCCCATGACATTTTCGGCTGGACCTCCTCCCCCTCAACCCGCTCGCAAGTCAGTGCTCAAGCGGTCGGGTGGATCGGAACGCAAGTCCGCTAAGAATTCTGTTGTCATCAAGTTATAATCAGCAATGTCCGGGTATAATTCAAACATTAGCGATCTCCTGAAAAATCAGGCGACCGCTCGTCACCAGGAAGATATTGACCGGGCGGGACTCCAGCCGTTTATTACTCCCCCTGATTTCAGCGGACCATTATCCCGATGGGCGAACTCGGGATTCCAAAGTCCGTTCACAATTTTTTCCGTTCAGTTTACCGTCCCTCCTGTATGCTCAGACGGAATCAAAAGGACTCCGTATGAATATATATCATTCCTGCTTGGTAAAAGTGTGAACAGTCAAGTTCAGTCGTTTCAGACAAAATTTCAGGGAATTAAAGTTTTTTGCCTGATTTCCAATAGAACATTGAGTATTCGTGTGAGTAAACAGTAATCTTCAAGATCCACCACTCGCGTTGGTAATGTATAGCGTGCTGTTTGATCCCGTCAGGATTTCGTTTACGACTGTGTACCCAAGCACCGCGGGACCGGTTGAAGTACCAGTTAACGTTCCCGATACGCTTCCGCTTCCACTCACGAGGATCGACAGTCCGTTGACGTTTGTGTACCCAAGTAACGCAGCCATTATTTATATCCGTGACATTAAACTTGAAATCTGAGATTCCAACCGCCTGACGCGATCAAGTAAATACTTGATGGCTTCGTGATGGTACGGTGTGATTGAACTGTAATTCAGAGTTAATTGGGCTCCTTCTGGGTGCGTGAACCCGTCATCGTCTACTTGACCACATATGTCTGCTCTCGGGATCGCCGAGATCATATGGTCAAACCCTGCCCTGTGAATATCCTGGGCAATGAACCCCGATCGCAGGCCTCCGCAGGGGTCAGATTTCCACGAGTAGTACATTCCACTCACGCTCTGAACAAACCGCAGGGCGTCCTCGGCCGTAATACCCCCCGAAATATCCTTGAGACGTTCGTCGGAGGTGGCATCCAACTCCGTGCACTGAATACGTCCACTTGTAAATAGGCTGAACCCCACATTACCAGTGCTACCACCGGTGCCGGCTCCGCTCTGTGCAAGGTATCCGTAGCTACTGAGCGAGTATGTCTTGGTTCCACTGATGGATACAAAGGCTGTGAGACTGGATGTTCCGATACCGACACCTGATCCTAACGATCCTCCGCCCACCTGCTGGGAGATCAAATTGATCTGTCCCCCGCTCGTGTTCATCCACATAGACCCTCCATTGTTTGTTGTATGAATATGGAAGTTTCCGTCATCGTATATCTGAGACTGTGCGTTGAACGAAAGGTATTTTGATGTGGGAGAATTGTTAGTTGTCCCCGCAGACGTATCACCCCCCACCTGTAAAATTCCGTTGTCGGCAATACTGAAAATATTGGAGGTATACGCACTATTGAGAAGCTCCAACCCTCCGGTGGGATTGATACGAAATGTCTTGGTTGGATTGGTAGCCCCGGTAGAGGTGTTGGTGACACGCATGAAGTTCATGTATCCTGATCCTCCCACCGTATCGTTTCCTGTAATAGTGAGTCCGACGCTGTTCCCAGAATAGGTATTTGACTGCGTTCCCGCCACCGTGATATTCGATCCGAACGTAGACACTCCTCCGTGCGACGATGTGTACGTCACCAGCAGTGAACTTACTGTAGCAACTCCGTTCGTTGTCACGTTCGATCCAAATGTTGCTGTCCCTGTTATAGTTACGTTGGACGAGAATGCGGTCGTAGATGACACCACAATGTTCGACGTAGCAGACAGTTTCAAATTGCTGGACGAGTCTATCGAAACAGTTCCAAGTGGGGTGATCGTAAACCCGCTAGTAAACGGATATGAAATTATGACAATTCCAGACCCACCAGATCCACCCACATTACTTCCACCACCACCGCCAGATCCAGTATTTGGCGATGCTGAACCTCCCGCTCCTGTACTATTTCCTGCACCTGCAGTTGCACCCCCACCTGTTCCGTTAAATACAAATCCACTCATTCCTCCCGCACCACCACCGCCACCTCCGTACGCAGACCCATTGAACGTAAGTGTTGTTCCTCCGTTTCCAGATGCGTTTGAGCCATCGCCTCCAGGTCCTCCGTTCTTTACATCACCTCCTTTTCCACCGATACCTCCACCACCGCCAGCTAGGGACCACACACGACTACCATCTAATCCAGTACCCGGTCCGCCGCCTCCGCCTCCCTGTTGTCCAGCTCCAGAAAGATTAACAACTGAGTTATTTGCAGCTCCTCCTCCGCATCCACCCGCTGATCCTGAACCCTGACTTGCTCCTGAACCTCCACCCGAGGCAGTAATAGATATTCCCGTTCCCACAATTGTCGTATTGCTGCCGTTGCTTCCTCCAGCACCCCCAGCACCAATGGCAATTGTATAATTTGAATTTGCTGTTAACGACGGTATAGTGCTGTACTGACTAGAAAAAGCGACTTGGAACGTAGTTGATGAAACGTTTGTTTGTAGACCACCGGCTCCGCCTCCACCAGAACCTAGAGTTGCTCCTCCGCCTCCTCCCCCACCTAACGCGAAGTATTCAATCGCACCCGAAGATACTCCAACGGTAACTGTACAATTACTATAGAACGTATAGTACTTCCTCCCTCCAGAAACATTTGACGTCCATGATGTTCCTTGAGTTCCAGATGTTACCGTGAATAAATCGGGAGTTATAGGAAGTAGTCCTGCAAACACGTTGCTACCGATATCCGTGATATTACAGTAATTCATTCCTAAATTACCTGAGATCGAAGTAGAATTTTGAATAACCAGTGAAGACGCGGATATTACCGTGTTGTACGTAGACAATAATCGTAAACTGTTACTAACGTCGATATAGGCGGATCCCAGTGAAAATATGGTTGTGGGGGACGGAAATGCATAGGACATCACAATAACTCCGCTTCCTCCACTCCCACCGGCTTTATCCCGCCCTCCTCCGCCGCCGCCAGAGCCAGTATTCGATGACGCATTACCGCCTACTACAAACTCATTACCCCCTGCTCCCGCTCCACCACCTCCTCCAGCAGCACCATAATATCCCTGTCCTCCACCACCTCCACCACCTCCATATGCAGACCCATTGTATGTAAGAGATGATCCTCCTGGACCACACGCGTTTGGCGAGTTTGTATTTGAAAACCCATTACCCCCTATACCACCACCGCCAGCACCGAGGAAATAACTCTGACCAGATATATTTCCAGCTCCACCACTTCCACCCTGAGATCCAGTTCCTCCAGGATATTGGGCTCCAGTACTTGTTCCACCTCCTCCACACCCCCCGGCAAATCCGCTTGTACTTCCGCCTGCACCTCCGCCTGAAGAATTGACAAATACCCCCGCTCCCGAAATTGTTGTGTTACTACCGTTTGAACCCGCCGAACCACCTGCTCCGATGGTAAGCGTATAATTAGAACCGACGGTAAAGGGCGAAATAGCACGATACTGACTTGAGAATGCTACTTGAAAAGATGAAGACGACGCGTTCGTCTGCAATCCTCCAGCACCTCCTCCACCACTCGCAGACGACGGATTTCCACCAGATCCACCACCACCTCCACCAACAGCAAAATATTCAACACTTCCAGTACTGATAGATGTAATCGTACAGTTGCTATAGAATGTATAGTACTTCCTTCCTCCAGAAATATTTGAAGTCCACGATGTTCCATATGTTCCAGACGTAACCGTAAACATGTCATTGGTCACCGCAGCTGAAAATATGGAACTACCAATGTCCGTGATATTACAGAGATTCATAGCCACGTTTCCTCCATTCGATGTGTTATTTGTGATCGTGAGAGAACTCAATGTGGTAGTTCCAGTTAACGCATTAAAGGTCATTGAAGAACTTCCAGCGGTGGTTGAGTTGCTGTTGTAGAGAATCTGGGTCGTCGATCCACCGATTGGTCCCGTTGCACCTTGCGGTCCAGTGGCACCTGTAACACCCGTGGCACCCGTGGCACCCGTGATACCTGTTGCACCCGTGATACCCGTCGCACCCGTGATTCCAGTGGCACCCGTAATACCTGTTGCCCCTGTGATACCCGTGGCTCCAGTAATACCCGTCGCACCCGTGATTCCAGTGGCACCCGTGATACCTGTTGCCCCTGTGATACCCGTGGCTCCAGTAATACCCGTCGCACCCGTGATTCCAGTGGCACCCGTAATACCTGTTGCCCCTGTGATACCCGTGGCTCCAGTAATACCTGTCGCACCCGTGATTCCAGTGGCACCCGTGATACCTGTTGCACCCGTAATACCTGTGGCACCCGTAATACCCGTGGCTCCAGTGATTCCAGTGGCACCCGTGATTCCAGTGGCACCCGTAATACCTGTTGCCCCTGTGATACCCGTGGCTCCAGTAATACCCGTAGCACCCGTGATTCCAGTGGCACCCGTGATACCTGTTGCACCCGTTATACCTGTGGCACCCGTGATACCTGTCGCACCCGTGATACCTGTGGCACCCGTGATACCTGTGGCACCCGTGATACCTGTGGCACCCGTGATACCTGTGGCACCCGTGATACCCGTGGCACCCGTGATACCTGTGGCACCGGTCGCACCTGTGATACCTGTTGCACCCGTGATGCCTGTCGCACCAGTTGCACCCGTGATACCTGTGGCACCTGTGATACCTGTTGCACCCGTGATGCCTGTCGCACCAGTTGCACCCGTGATACCTGTTGCCCCCGTGATACCTGTGGCACCTGTGATACCTGTTGCTCCAGTGATACCTGTTGCTCCCGTGAT